TTGGCTGAAAGGGATATGGTTTTTACCATGCCCGATAAGGAGTCGATCCCCACTCCATACATGAATGACTTGGATGCCGATTTTTTGAAACGTCATAACTTATACAATCCTGAAACTGGATTGACTCATGGTGTTTTGGATCAAAATTCAATTTTCAAGTCACTACACTCCGTTTTGAAATCTAAGGCCATTTCGGCTGAGGATCAGAGTGCCCAAAATATTGATGGAGCACTTCGTGAATGGTGGCAGTATGGTCGTGAGATGTACGAATTGCGTCGTGATCAGATGAGGCAAGTGGCCATTAAGACTGGCATTGCTCATTTGTGTACTGAGTTGGAGACTTCATATGATATGAGGATGCAGGATTTCAAGGAGAAGTATGAATTGTAAGCTTTTCCAATTGTCCTGGGATGACGTAAAACTCACTCCAACCTCCGGAACTATTCGTAGGTAATAAGTTTAAAATGGTCTTGTTGTATTGGATACCATGTATATTAGATTTTTGATGTTATTTTACTGTATATAGGCTTGCAACATGTTGGCATTCCCCCCGTGGAATACCCGTATTTACGGGAGGCCTCGCCAGCCAATTAAATTTCATGCAGGACATGCATTGAGCGATGCATGTACCCTAAGTTCATATAAATTGCTTACTACTAATTATAATAATAATAATTCCGAAGGGGACACCGGATTTAGTGTCTCCAAAGTCGACCGTGAGTCGGCAGCCCAAAACGTCCATTTTGTGGACGGTGACACGCCTTGGTCATATGATATTAAGGCGAATGCTGATGAAACCACCAAGCTCGCTGCGTTCACTGATGCAGAACTTGGCGATTTCCTCAGCCGACCTATCAAAATTAAAGAATACCAGTGGACGCCTGGAGTTGCGTTGTCAGCTCCGCGTTTCAATCCGTGGACGGAATTTTTTAACAATTCTGATGTTCGTGATAAAATTAATCGTTATCGTAATTTGCGCTGTAATTTGCGCATGAAAGTCTTAGTGAATGGAAATAGTTTCTACTATGGTCGTGCACTGTTGACTTATAATCCTTACGTTCAGAACGATGAAATCACTGTCAATCGAGCATTTATTGAAGAAGATCTCGTTCAGGCTTCGCAAAAACCACATCTTTTATTGGATCCTACCACTTCTCAAGGTGGAGAGATGCTCTTACCGTTTATCTGGCCGGAGAACTATCTTAACATTACTGTCCAAGGTTGGAATGCCAAGATGGGAGAGGTTGATATTCATGATTTTGATGTTCTCCAGCATGCAAATGGTGGTACAGATCCAATCTCTATCACTATTTTTTGCTGGGCCGAGAATCTCACTTTGGCTATTCCTACAACGGCACAAGTGAACAATGACGTGATCGCGAGTTTTATACCCCAGAGTAAGGTTGCTCCTCCCCCGAGAAAGAAGGCGAATCCAGGACGTTTGGATTCTATTCCTGAGCATGATCTGTTTCCTCCATTAATTGGGAGACATTTAGTGGGTATTCATAGACGTCTTAAGCCTCTTGTGTATACTGATCTTTCTTCAACTAGTCCATATGAGCCACAAGGTTTTGTGGATGATTCTGAACTTGATGAATTTGGTTTTCCTAAGCCATATGATCAGCAAGCTGGAAAGGGAAAGAAGAAGGCTGTTATGAAGGCAAATAACACGACATCTAGTGATGAATTTACACGAGATGGTTTGATTAGTAAGCCGGCATCTGCAATTGCGAAAGTTGCTGACGCTCTTTCTATGATTCCTGTGTTAGCTCCATATGCCAAGGCTACTTCTATGGTATCTACTAAAGTTGGGGATATTGCACGCATTTTTGGATACTCCAGACCTCAAGTACTAGAGGACACCAGATCATACGTTCCACGTTACCTTGGAAACCTATCAAATGCTGATGCTCCAGAACCTTTAGTCAAGCTATCACTTGATTCAAAGAATGAGCTGTCTATCGATACGCGTTTAATGGGATTAGGTGGTGAAGATGAGCTTACTGTCAATTCAATTTGTCAGAGATGGTCTTATTTCAGGCAATTTGATTGGCCCGAGACTGCCGTCACTGATACTATGTTGACTTCTATGATCGTTTCTCCCATTTATGGTAGATCAGTTATAGCTTCGCCTATTAATGAAATTCACAGTACTGCTTTGGCATTTGGTGCTTCACCATTTGATGCCTGGCAGGGTTCTATTAAGTTTAGGTTTAATGTGGTGTGTTCTGAATACCATCGTGGTCGCATCAGGATCGTCTATAATCCTGCTACTAGTCCACCTGGTGCTATTCCTTTTAATCAAACCTATTCGACTATTGTTGATATCTCTGAAAATAGGGATTTTGAATATGAGGTCAAGTGGGCTGATGTGAGGGCATGGGCTACCAATGTTGGTATCTCTAGAATTCCAAGCGCTATCATCTCTAATGATTTTAGTCCAGTACCTTGTGGCGGCGCTGCAGATAATGGATCACTTTCTGTTTATGTTGTGAACGAGTTAGCAACTCCTTCAACTACAACAGCTGATGTGAAGATTCAAGTCTGGGTTGCTGCTGGAGACGATTTTGCTCTAGCTGTTCCCACGACTAAAAATCTTTCTACATTATCTGTTTTCAAGCAACAATCAGAAGTTGCTCCTTATGCTCCTCAATCAGAGGTGGCACCGGACACTTCATTGGCTAATACTGAGGATAAGTCTAATTCCCCAACATGTACTGAAGAAGTTGCATCCTTTGCTCCTGGTGGAAACATTTCTGATGATAATCAGTATCTTGTTTACCAGGGAGAGAGGATTGTGTCTTTTCGAGAAATGTTGAGGCGTTATCATTACTTTAACTCATATTGGCCTGCTGAGACAGGTACTTCCACACATATGCGTATTGTTAGATTTAATCTCCATGATTTCCCATACTATCGCGGTTGGGAACCTGGAGGTGAAGATGCAGGCTTTAATTCAAGCGCTTTCTTATCTGATTACAATTTTTGTACCGAAACCCTCCTAAATTACTTAACCCCTGCTTTTGCATGCAGACGTGGTGGATTGCGCCATAAGTATTCTTTGGCACAGCTTGGGTCTGCTGTACGGGCAGTTACGATGTCTGTATCTAGGCACAATTTGGACGGTTCTGTCAATTTATCATCAGCGCATCGGATTGATGAAACCTTAGAAGGCGATAGACGTAGGCGCATTCAAGAAACTGAGCGATCTAGTTTGGGAGGGTCCCACGCTACTATGGCAAATGTCAATCCAGTTCTCGAGTTTGAAACTCCATACTATACAAGAGGACAGCGCTTTGAGCCTGCTCGGCGTGTTGGTAGATATTCTACATTTTTGCCAGGTGCTCATGATTTATCAGTTGATATTCCTCAGAATCTTGCTGGATCAGATTATCGTATTGACAGATATATCTCCGTTGCTGAAGATTTTCAATTGGGTATGTTTACGGGTGCACCAATCATGTACTCGTACAACAACCCAATTGCAGCATAGAGAATGAATTTTTGGGTCAGATTCATAAACTATTACATAATTTATATATATGTTAGAGTCGCGGTGGACTCTATGTACAAATAAACACCAGAACCTTCTTCTAAGAAGTAAACTAGACGTAAGAAATCATAAACAATTGATTAGAATACCGTTCGGTGGCCGAACGGGGGCATGGACATGCCTTGTCCGTACCTAGGCGAGATGCTTAGCATCTTACACTGTATCTATTTTGTAGATCCAGGGTTTTATATACAAACCCTTGTAAGATGTACGCATCTTACAAGGGTTTGGATTTTTACCTGGGTCACAAGTTCTTATAGTGTATGCCTGAAGTAGTATATCACTTTTCAACCGTTTCTTTACGGTTAATCAATCCGAGCGTTGGTTGAAAAGTGTTTGGGCCACTTACG